CAATGAATCACCTAGTAGCGGGAGTTAAGAGCTTGGCGATGTGGGACCAGTGGCAGCAGATGGTTGTCGCTGCCGGGGACCAGTATGCGAAGAGTCCTGTCTTTGTGGAGCAGGATAGCCAGAGGCCCGAGGAGTTTGATGAGATAGCCAACTGGATTTATTGTTGGGACGAGTTTCCGTTCGACTTCTATGGCCGGTTGCGGGATGTCAACCACGGCGCTAGGTGTGTGCCCACCAATGCGCTTGGCTCCGTCACCCGCCAGTGGCTGGATTCCAACACGGAGCTTTGGTTCCTGAACAAGCACGGGCTACTCAATCGCAACTTCTTGGACATTGGAGCTGGGTATGGGCGGCTGGCCGTGAGTGCGTCCCCCTACGTCAAGGACTACTGGTGCACGGATGGGGTGGAGGTGAGTCAGCGAGTCTGTCGGACGCACGTTGAGGCCTACGTCCGCACTGGGAACGTTCACGTAGTGAGTCCTGAGCAGCTCTTGGAGCAGAAGCCCTTGCTGGATGTGGCGGTGAACATCCATAGCTGGAATGAGTGCTCGCTGCATTCTATTGCTTGCTGGCTGGAGATATTGAAGCTGCTGAAGGTGCCGTTCCTGTTCACGGTGAGTCACGGGCAACTGGCCAACAACAACGCCTATCTCTGCCATCAGGACGGCCACCCCTCCTACCTGCCCCTTTTGCAGGACAAGTATGACTTGGTGGAGGAGCTGACGCTTGGGATGTCCTTGCACCCCTACGCCCTGTGGAAGGCTAAATGAGCCTAGTTTGGCAGAGGCACGAAATCCTCAAGGCCCCCTCCGACAAGGAGTTGGTCCAGATGGAGCCCGAGGATGTCCTCAAGCTCCACGAGCTTTACCATTCGGCCATCGCCAATAGCAGGCGCGATCCCTACCGTTATGGGTGGGACCTGCCCCACTGGAAGAAGGCGGAGGAGATGCTGGCTAGGCGCAAGACGCTGCTCCTGCTAGGGGCCAACCGTAGCGGCAAAACAATGTTTGGGGCCAAGACGGTGGTGAAGGCGGCGTTGGAGAACGAGGAGAGCCTCCTGTATTGCTTCAGCCAGAATCAGGAGACTTCCATTCTGGTGCAGCAGAGTGCCGTCTACACCTACCTGCCGCTGGAGCTGAAGAAGAAGGCTACGGAGGAAACCCACTACATCAGCTATTCGATGCAGAATGGCTTTGCTGGGAACAGCTTGGTGCTGCCCAACCGTAGCCGCATCATCTTCAAGACGTACAGCCAGTATCAGCAGAACCAAACCATCCTTGAGGGTATGGAGCTGGGGAGCCTGAGCCCCAAGTGGACGAACGTCGGAGCGTGGTGCGACGAATACCTGATGGGGATGGAGATGCTGGACCGGCTCTACCTGCGTCTGGCCACCCGTGGGTCTAAGCTATTGCTGACGTTCACCCCCAAGGACGGGACGACGGAGACGGTGCGCTACTACTTGGACGGGGCAAAGACCATCGAGTCGAGGCGGGCTGAGCTGTTGCGGAACATAGAGGTGCCCTACCTTCAGGAGAACGAGCCCAAGAACACAGGCATCGTCTACTTCCACAGCAAGGACAACCCTTGGTCTGGGTATGCCAGCATTGCCGAGCAGTGTAAGGCAAAGGGCGACGACGCCTACACGCTCACTGCGGCCTATGGCGTGCCCACCAAGACGCTCACCACGCGCTTCCCGGGCTTCTCCCTTGAGGTGAACGTCATTGAACCGGAGAAGATACCCAAGAAGGACTGCACCCACTATATGGTGCTGGACCCTGCGGGTCGCAAAAACTGGTTTATGTGCTGGATTGTGGTCGATCCCAGCGACACTTGGTACGTGGTGGCTGAGTGGCCCGACATCAATGTGGGTGAGTGGGCTGAAATGCGGGGCGGGAAGTGGATGAACGGCCCCGGTGCCAAAGGTTTGGGCTATGGGATAGGCGACTATGTCACTCTGATTGGCCAGATTGAGCAGGATTTGGGGCTCAAGCCCCTCGAAAGACTGATCGACCCCCGCCTAGGCGCCCAAAAGTACCAAACCCAGAACGGCGCGTCGTCCATCATCGAGGATTTGAGCGACAATGCGTTGGTGTTTGTGCCCGCACCGGGGTTGGACATCGAAGATGGGCTTCAGGCGCTGCAAACCAAGATGGCTTACGACCGTAAAAAGCCGATGGACAGCGTCAACCGGCCCCGCATCTACATCAGCAACCGCTGTCAGAACATCATCACGGCCATTCAGGAGTATACGGCTGAGGGTGGGCTGGATGAGGCGTGGAAAGACCCAGTGGATGTCCTCCGGTATGCTGCCATAGCCGACATCAGGCACATTTCCCCCGGCCAGATGGCCATAACCCGCCCTAAGAATGCATTCTACTAACCTAGTGTCCTTCAAGGACCTCGCGGACGAGCTGAAGATCACTCGTTTTGAGCTTGCTCGCATCCGAGACGAGAAGTTGGCCCCTGACGAGCACGCAACCATCGACGGCAAGAAGTGGTTTACACGCGCAGGGGCGGACAAGGTGCGATTGGCCTTAGCTGTGCCCTTGGCGGTGCCTAAGCGCATCCGTGTACGCGCCATCAAGGCAGCTCCCAACCCACATTGGATTTACTGCATCCCCGAAACGGGCCTTGGAGAGAAGGTGTTGGTGGCCGTCAAACCCAGTTGGTGTGATAGGCTGGTTGGCAAGCTAATCAACGTAGATGTCATTGAAGACGCCAACGGTGGAAAATCATACCGACACGAAGCTCTTGGCGGGCGTTGACCCGACCCTAAATCCGGCGTGGCAAGCCGAGCAGATGGACCGTCTGCTCGGGTTTGAAATCCTCACGCGGACCCTGAGCGCCTGCTATCAGCCGATTGCCCCTGAGCTTCTGGCCGACAAGGTGGGTGCCAACAAGTCTTTCAGCAACAAAATTATAGTCGGACTTCAGCGCAAGCTACGCCCACAGGAATGAATACGAACACCACCGAGGCCCTCACATACGTCGGCAAGCAGCCTGACGTTCTTGCCCTGAAGACCGCCTATGACCGGACGGTGAACGACTTGGCTTGGTATCTTAGCTCCACCCGTGACAGCTTCGACTACCGCCGTTGCATCTGGCCCAACAAAGCCAAGGACCTCCGTAAGTGGGGACCCGAAGCCTTCCCGTTTGAAGGCGCGTCGGACACCGAGGTGCCCCTCATCAACAACTTCATCAATACTTACGTTGCGCTGTGTATGTCGGCGCTCTCGCGGGCGAACATCCGCGCCTACCCCGTAGAGGTGAGTGACCTCGGGCGTGCTCGGGTGACATCCGCGTTCCTGAAGTGGATGGTGAGTAGCTACATCCCCGACTTCAAGCGGCAGATGGAGCTAGGGGCCAACTATCTGTTTGAACGTGGGATTATGGTGACCTACGTGGGCTGGAAGAAGGAGGACCGCACGTTTATGCAGCGGCTCGACCTCCAGCAGATCGCGCAGATGAGCCCCGATATGGCCAACCTCATCATTGAGGGGAAGGCCGACGAGCAGATTGCCACGCTCTTCACGCAGCAGTTCAAGGGCGTCACCCTGAAGAAGGCCAAGGTGGCCGTTAAGAAGCTGCGGGATACGGGCAGCGCGGAGTTGTCCGTGGTGCGTCAGTCGATTAACGCGCCTTGCACGATGTCTTGTGCGCCTGACGGGGACGTATTCTTCCCGGCCTACACCACTGACTACCAGCGTGCCCCGTATTGCTTCTTCCGCGTTTTGCACACGGCTCAGGAGCTGCACAACAAGGTGGCGACGGAGGGCTGGGACGAGGAGTGGGTGGACCACGTAACGGCCACGCAGCCCGTCAGCATCGACCTCACTGATCCTCGGACGAACACCCAAACCAACCGCTCGGCGCAGGAGATGACGAACGAGTTGTACGAGGTGATCTACGCCTACCAGCGGATGGTGGACAAGGAGGAGAACGCGCAGGGCATCTACTGCACGGTGTTCCATCAGCGTTACACGGGCCGCTCGGACGAGCCCAAGTATGCCAAGTTTGAGCTGATGAACGGCTATGACGACTACCCGTTTGTCGTCACCAAGCTGTTTGAGGACAACAAGCGCCTGTACGAGCTGGCTACGGTGCCTGAGCAGCTCATTGGCCTTCAGTGGCAGATTAAGGGCGAGCGTGACAGCCGTTCCGACCGGAACAGTATGGCCACGATTCCGCCGCTGCTCTATCCGGTGACGGGCCAGCCGCCCACGGACTACGGACCCGCTGCCCGCATCCCCTACCGCCGGATGGGCGAGATTCAGTTTGGCCCTACGCCTCCGTTCAACCCCGGCTCCGTGGAGCTGGAGAACACGATGATGCAGCAGGCCAACAGCATTATGGGTCTCGACCACGAGAACCCAATGAGCCGCATCCGTCAGCAGCACTTTGTGGACAAGTTCCTGACGCACGTTCGGGACGTTATGCGTCTGGCCTTCAAGTGCTATCAGCGCTTCGGCCCCGAGGAAGTGTTCTTCCGTGTCACGGGCGTGTCCGATCCGCAACGCTTCTCGCGTGGCGACCCGAATGAGAACTTCGACATCGTGGTCAACTACGACGTTCTCTCCGCTGACCCCGAGAACCTTGAGACGCAACTGAACCAGTTTGTCAGCCTCGTTCAGTTTGACCGCAACGGGCGGATCAATATGGACCGGCTGCTGGAGGCGATGGCCTCGTCCATCAACCCCGTGTTGGCCGATGCCGTGCTCCAGCCTGCCGAGGAGTCACAGCAGCAGATTGTGAAGCAGGTGACGGACGACCTGTCCAAAATCTACGCTGGCATCGAGGTGGGTGCTCGACCCAATGGTGCTCAGGTGGCGATGCAAACAATCCAGCAGTATATGCAGCAGCCGGACGTTATGCAGCGCTTCCAGCAGGACGAGGCGTTCAAGGGCCGTCTGGAGAAGTATATGCAGCAGTACCAGTTCCAGATGCAGCAGATGCAGAACGCCCAGATTGGGCGGATTGGTACGGCTCCCGCCCAGATGGGCGAGGTCCAAACTCAGGGCCTTACAGCCTGAGCGAGGTCCACTTAGCCTTCAACTCCTTGTATTTGCCTGCGCCAAGGACATCGTCCAAGGCGCAGATGCGTCCTGCAATCTGCTGCACCGAGTCCGTGGTGCGGTCGTGAAGCTGGCCAATCCAGCCTTCGCGCTGGGACTGAACGTCCTCCAAAAAGGCAAGGAAGTCCTCGTTGTTGTGGAGACGTTCTAGGCTCTTAGGGTCCATACCCTAAGTGACGACTAGGGCGATTTTGGGTCAAGCATCAAAATCGTGTGTTAGCATCCCGCTCAATTCGCAGTCGCCAAGGCGCAAAGATGGCGGGAAAACCTATGTCAGAAGTCGTTACGTCAGACGCGGCAGACGCTAAACCAGCCGTGGAAAACAAGCCAACTTCGGAAGCCGCCTTCTTGTCGGCCCGAATTGCCAAACTGGGCGGCAAACCCGCGCAGTCTGAACCGGCTCCCACAGGGGAGGTTGAGGAGAAGGTGGAAGCGCCCAAGGAGGGCACCACTGAATCCGAGGCCGCACCCCAGAAGGAGGTTCTTTCAAAGGACATCGAGGACCTTACGGACGAGGAGATTTCCGAGCTTGCCCAGAAGGGCAAGAGCGGGCTGCTCAAACGCATTGCCGAACTCACTGCTAAGCGCAAGCTTGCGGAGGAGAAGGCAGCGGCTCTGGAACTTGCCATCGCGCAAACCAGACAGCAGCTCCCTGAAGCCAAGGTTGAGGACAACCCCTACGAGTCGATTGTCACCGTCGAAGAGCTGCAAAAGCAGAAGGAAGAGGTGGACAGTTTCGTCGAGTCGGCGGAGGACATCCTCTTCAAGGCTGAGGACCTTGGTAGTGATGAAGTCGTCTACACCAATGAAGACGGCAAGACCTACACCAAGATGCAGATGCGGGAAATGCTCCGCAACGCTCGTCGTCGTCAGACCAAATACATCCCGGCCCAGTGGAAGGAGCTTCAGCTCCGAGCACAGCGGCAAGGGATGGAGCAGCAGTTCAAGGCACTAGCCACGAACGAGCTGCCTTGGATGGCTGGTGACGACAATGACACTCGTAAGCGCTATGAAGCTATGGTGAGTGATCCTCGCCTCAAGCGAGCGAAGGAATTGGTCCCCGAGATTGCCCCGCAGATCGAATACTTGGTGGCTCACGCTGCCAACTCGATCTATGGGCGGCGCACGTTGGAGATGGACTCTAAGCCCAAAACTCCCGCGCTGTCGCCTCCGTCCACCCCGTCCCAAGTTGCTGGAGCTTCAGAACGGCCCGAAAGCCGTCTGGATCGCCAGCTCAAGGACATTGAAAGCCGGTTTAAGAAAACTGGAAGCTCTAACGACTTCATTGCCCTCCGCGCAGCACAAATCTCTAAACGCAGTAAACAATAATTAGTTATGTCGTTCTCCGCTACCTACGATACCACCAGCCCCGGCGCCGCGGCCCTCAACCGTGAGGACCTTCACGACGCCATTAACACGCTCGCGCCCTCGGACACCCCGTTCCTGAGCGCGGCTGACAAGTTCAAGTGCAACGCCACCTTCGTTGAGTGGGGCGTTGATAAGCTCGCCGCGCCGGTTTCCGACGCGATTAGCGAGGGTGCCGATGTCACCGACTTCGACGACAAGTTTGAGTCGGTTGCCCGTCTCGGCAACTACATCCACAAGCGCCGCCGGTCCTTCCGCGTCAGCGACTTCCAGCAGGCCGTCTCCTCGGTTGGCCCGCAGGACATCGCTCGTGCGGAGATGAAGGCCGTCAAGGAGCTGAAGCGTGACGTTGAGAAGACCCTTCTCGGCAATCAAGACCGCGCTGCCGAGAACGGTGGCGGCGTCGCTTACACGATGCGCGGCTTCGGTGACTGGATTGACTCCGGTGGTCCTTCGGATGTCCCTGCGGACTACCGCACCCCGTCCGCGTCCATCCACGCCTCGGGCACGTTCAACGAAACGGCGCTGAACAACCTCATCACCTCCGTCTACCGGCAGAACGGCGCGACCAACAGCCTCACGCTTCTGGCCGACACCGCCCTTCGTCGGGTGGTGACGGACTTCGCCCGCGCTGACACGACCAGCGGTGCGCTGCGCAACTACAATGCCGACAGCTCCTCGGGCCTCATCAAGCTCGCGGTTGGTCAGTATCAGTCTGACCACGGCATCATCACCATCGTGGATATGAACCCCGACTGCGCGCCGGACACCACGAACAAGGACACCGGCTACCTCATCAACCCCGACTTCTACGCGGTGGGTGAGCTTATCCCGCTCGGCTCGACCCGCCTCCAGAACGGTGGCGGTGGTGAGCGTGGCTACGTGGACTGGACCGGCACCCTCAAGGTGGCGCATCCTGCCGCTCACGGCAAGATCACCGTCCTTAGCTAAACCCTAACCAAGGAGACCATTACAATGGCTAAAGTTGCTATTAACGAACTCGGTGCATTCACCGATGTCATTCGTCTGGATTACAATGATCTGAAGGCCATCGGCAACGGTGGCACGATGATCCTTGCCCAGATTCCTGCGCACGGTGCGGTTGAGCTGGTTGGCGTCGCCAAGACGGTGGCGGTTGCTGGCACGACCACGCTGGTGCTTGATGTCGGCACGACGATTGCCGATCCCGATGAGTTCATCAACGCGCTCGATGCTGACGCGATGACGGTCCCCGTGTTCAACACGGGTGACCAGTATCAGCTCGGCACCGCGACGACCACCACCGGCCTCAGTCAGGCTGCGAAGGCTGGTTCGGCGGTTCAGGACGTTTACCTGAAGCTGACCGACTCGGCTATCGCGTCGATCACCGCTGGCGAGTTCGTCATCGGCCTGCGCATCATCGACCTCGCTAAGTTCTCCTAACGAGCCTAGCGGGCTGTTACAATGGGGCTCCTCCACACGGGGGAGCCCTTTTTTATGCACATCATCACCAGCTTGCCCGGGGAGGGCGCGGTAAAGGATGCCCTGATCCGAGAGATTCGCACCGGCTTTGAGCTGGTGAAGGTGAACCAGAAGAAGGAGGAGATTCTTGCTGCCCACGAGGCTCAGAAGTGGAAGAAGCACAAGACCGTTCCCGGGCTGGGCAAGGCGGTGGCGTTCTATCCCGCCGACGAGTATTTCCGCCTGATTCGTAAGTTTGGTCGGCAGGAGGTGAACAGCAAGGAGTTCATCCGCTACCACCAGAAGAAGTTCCCCCATCTGGCCCCCAATCGCGTCTGATGCAAACCGACACCTTCAGCAATCTCCTGACGCTCACCAAGGGGCTCACCGGAAACACCGCCTTTACGACGGAGGAGACGGCGCTGGTGTCGTCGTTCATCAACCGGAGGCTCTACAACGCCTATCGGCGCAACCAGCACTGGCCCCGCTACTTGGTCACGGGTGAAGCCCGTGCCGTCTCGGGCGGGCTGGTGCCGTTTACGCAGGCCACCTTGGAGCCCATAGATACGTTCCTGCGCATCTATCGAGAATCGCCCTACGGCACCTACTCTGTGCCTGAGTATTCGTTCTACGTCACCAATGGCGGGGCCACCATTCTGTCCAAGCCAGACGACGTAACGACGGTGTACGTGGACTACAAGAAGCGCTGGGACGGGGACTACAACACCACGACCAACACGCAGGTGCCGCAGGAGTTCTTCCAGTATGCTGCGCACGGGGCCTTTGCCGACTTCCTCCGGTATGATGGCCAGAACGAGAAGGCTGCGGCTGAGGATGGCTATGCCGAGTCGCTGTTGGCGTTGGAGTTGGAGAACGTGATGAACCAACGCAACTTCAACACCATTGGGAAGCGCATCCGGTCGCACAGCTCCACGCAGTCGCGTCACTCTACCATCCGGTAGTATTCGATTGACCCTAAGCTAAGCGGCGCATCCTTATGGGTGCGCCTTTTTTATGCGATTCCACGTTGTAGCGATGCCGCAGAGTTTCACTACCCGCGCCTACTCTGCCTGCGGGTTTAGCCAGAAGACCATTAGGTTCTGTTGGATGATGAAGACCTTGGGCCACACGGTGTTCCTCTACAGCGGGCCTGAGAATCAGGCAATCTGTGATGAGCACGTTGTGATTAGCACCGATGAGGACCAGAAGCTCATCACTGGCGGAAGCCACTACATCTACCCGTCTTGGCAGACCGGCCATCCGATTTGGGTGAAGACCAACCAAACGGCTGTGGACGAGATAAACAAGCGGAAGCAGCCCGGGGATTTCGTATGCGTGCTGGGAGGCAACTGCCAGAAGCAGATTGCCGACTCTTTGCCAGACCTGAAGGTGGTGGAGTATGGGATTGGCTACGAGGGCTTCTTCTCCAAATGGAAGGTGTGGGAGAGTCACGTTTGGCGCTCCTACTGCATTGGTCGATGGGCCAACAGTCGTCCTATTGACCAGCACGACACCGTGATTAACGCCTTTTACGACGATATGGAGTATGTCCGTAACGTACCCAAGAAGCCGTATGCGTTGTTCTTGGGACGAGTGACGCCAGCCAAGGGAATCGAAGAGGCCTGTGAGGCCGCTCAAAAGGCGGGTATGCCTCTCAAGGTGGCTGGTTTTGGCAACCCCAAGCTCGTAACGCGAAATGCCGAATACTTGGGCGTAGTTGATTTGGATCAGAAGCTGGCGCTCCTTGGCGAGGCTAGTGTGCTCATCTGCCCCACGCGCACCTTTGAGCCATTTGGCAACGTGGCCTGCGAGGCCCAGCTTTCTGGAACTCCAGTGGTATCAACAAATTATGGAGGTTTTGTTGAGTCCGTCGAGGATGGCGTCACCGGCTTCCGGTGCAACACGGTGGATGAGATGGCCTCGGCCCTGCATCACGCCCAGTCGCTCAGTCGGGTTACTATCATAAATCGTGCCATCAAGATGTTCTCGATGCGATCCAAGATGTTCGACTACAACCGCTACTTCAACGCGCTGTCCGCTGTGCAGTAGCAGCCTGTGCTAGAATTGGCCTATGTCCAACGCCCGCATCGTCAACACCCCGTCTCAGGCCATCCCCCAGAGCAACACGCTGCACGCTCAGAACTCGATTACGACGGCTGAGAACGTCATCGACTTCACGCTGTCTGCGGACACCAGCCACGTTCTGGTGCAGTTTAACGGCGCTGATGCCCGGGTGACGTTCGACGGCACCAATCCCACCTCGACCAAGGGCTTCCTCTACAAGGACGGTGCCAGCGCGTATTGGACCCGACAGCTCGCCATTGCGGCCAAGGGCGTTCAAACCGGCGCCACTGCCGTGGTGGCTGAAATCCAGCAGCTCAACTACCTATGACCGTATTTGAAACCGCTATTCTCCCCAAGGTTAGTGGCCTCTACCGTGGGTT